CGCTTTTGAGGACGACCCCCAATCCGTGGTTTCGTTTGATAGCCCTGGGTTTGACACAGGCACCCGCATTCAACAAGCAACTGGTTGCCACGCCACGGGAGCTTCGAGAGTTGATGGGTATGCCCCATCACAATGAGCTTATACGTCTCAAGGCCAAGGCTGAGTTCGTTATCAAGCAGCCAGTCTTCCAGTTTGCGAAGCGCACCACCTGGAATCGTGCTGAATTTTTCTGGATGCCCAATCCAGACATCACCATGCGTCGTAAACCAGTCAATCTGGTGCCCGGACGGCGTTTCATGTCGGGCAATGGTGACGTTCGGGTATTGCTTGGCAAGCGCGGTCAACGGACAGAGCAAGCCGCCCGTCATATACCGAATCGCGTCAACCATATCTGAGGTCAATCGTTCTCGCAGCCGTTTTTCAAGACGGGCATCGTGATTCCCAATGATGATTTCAACCGAATGGAAACTCCGACTGAGCGCGTCAATGACCTGTGTGACAGACGCCCATTCCTCGCTAAAGCCGACATGCTCATATTTCGTGAACGTCGAAAAGGCATACGCATCAGAGATGTCCCCCACACAGATAGCCTTGGTGGAGCGCGGTCCTTCACGGTGGCAAATATGTGCCAGCATGTCGGGTTCGTGGAACGGCGCATGGATATCTGGAATAATGACGACGCGATCTCGACCTTTGGGTTTCTTGGGAGCAACCTCTTTCCGCTGTTTCATACGACCAATACAGCGATCCCATTGTTTTTGGGCTTCCTCGTAGCTAGCGAGTGGTTCTCGAATGGGTGGCGAGGCAGCAGCGACCTCGGCCTGTTTGACAGCCTGACGTGTGTCGCGCTCCTCAGATAGACGCTTAAAGTGGCAGGTCCGACACCGTGAAGAGTGGGGACTAATGCCGACTTTTCCGCAATCGACACAGATTTTGACTTTAGCAATAGAGTTGATGCCTTTTCGTGCGTAATAGCACGACCGACATCGCTGCACTTTTGACGTAGAGACAGGATTCTTCTTACAAATAGGGCATAGTTTCACCATACCAGTCACTCACAGGAGTTCTCACCCCTGCAATCTCCTTGTTGCCCCTGGAAGTAACTGATACCCGAGCGTCATACCTTCGAGGCTCCATGATCCGTTCTGGGAATCATCGCTGATCCGAATCCGGCACCCCACAGCCTGAATAAAATCTCCGTTGGTGCCTTCCATGTTGATAATGGTCTGCACAGAATCAAAGGGAATCGTGATATTGGACGCATCGTCAGTGTCAATCCCGTTCCCATCTGACGTGATCAACTGAAGACCAAGCGGCTCAAGGGCCTTACTGGCCCCGCCTCGCGCTACTGATTCATCTGACGCGCTCCCCGTCATCCATTCCACAGTTAACGTGACATCAGAATCCGCTTCTGCGACGAGATCCAACCACCGAAAGCGTTTGACGTACGCCATCGTCTGCTGTGGTTCACGCACATTCCACGAATTGTCTGTGCCGTAGATGACCTTTGTAATCCACCGCGCCGGAATGTTTGAGCCGTCAAAACTATCCCCATCAAAAAACTCGTAACAGAACCCCCCTTTGGCGGTCTGGGCTTCTCCTGTGAGAATAATCTGTGTATCACTGGAGGTTTCAACCGTGGTAGACGCCGACATCGGCATATCCGGCCAGATGTACCACACGCCCCATCGGTAGTTCCAGACCACCGCCTGAGATGGTTCTGCCTGATCACCCGATTCAGTCGGACCTGACCAGAACCAGACCACATGCCCATTTTCAATGTCATGCACCGCATGGGTCTTGTCACGCTGTGCATACAACATGGTTTTCAGCGTTTCTTTCACAGGCGTCGAGATCACAATATCGTTATTGCCGTCAAACAGCCGAATGTCACCCAGGGGAGTAAAATACGACAGCATGACGCGGCTCGTAGACACCTGATTGCCTGACGCATCGGTATAAATCGCTCCGGCTGGCACTCTGATAATCGACCGATTCGATGAGGTGCCAACCACGGCATTGGACTTCGTGCGTGTCCAATCCATTAAGTCTGAGACTATTTGCCCTGTTCCGGTAACGGTCCAGATGGATCGTTCACAGAACACGACCAACGCACCCTCGAAGTCCCCCACGATCCCGGTAACCACGTCCCCGACTGAGGTTTGATCGGTGAAATCGAGGTAGTTATTGACTCCCACCTGATCCGGCTTCCCCGGATCGGACCAAAAGACACGGCGGGGATTAGTGTCGGTGCGTCCCCACCAGAGGCGTTGTTTGTGTGGCTCACAGAAGTAACTCCCGGTTGGTGGGGCATCCCCATGTTCTGCAATTAAGCGGTTTTCAAGGATGTCCAGATCGGACGCATTGTCGGTATAGCTCGTCGTCGTGCGTCCATCAATAAACGTCACAAAGTAGTAATTTGTGCCAGTGCCGGTCGTGCGATACAGTTCGTAGCCGGTAATGTCGGTATCTGAATCCGCCGTCCATGACAGATCGGCCTGTTCATCCTGTAACTGAATGACATTGGAGGTCACACTTCCTGCGGATCGCACCTCTGCGGCGTCCACGCTGACCATCTTCCACGTATAGGAGCCGTTCAGTTGTCCGGTGGCCGTATTGACCGCCGCCGTAATGGTGGGAGATTTCCCGCTAGCTCCGGCAGTCGCCAATGATGACCCGTTCCAGACCCGTGGAGCTACGACCCCATTGGCAAAGAACAGATTGTTATCGACCTGCGCGAAATCTGGAATTGAACCAATCGACCCGCTGCCTAAATCAACAATAAACGTCCACGACGCCCCGTCATTGGTGCTATACCAGAGTTCATACTCATTCGCGGCCGCCTCGAACACCCCAAGGAGTTGTCGCGTAAAACTACTCCCTGTTTGCCGATAGGCGCGAAGGGCACGCAGTCGCGTGGCCGCACTTCCTGTATTGGTCGTGACCGCAGAGCTATTCTGTTTGCTATAGCCGTCGATTTTCTTGGCCCGTCCGAGCTTATCAATCCACAGATTCCGGGAACCACTGGAGGAATAAATAGACGGCAACGCCACCGAATGAATCCCCTCCTGGGTGCCCAGAAAGACCGAGAACACCTGCGTTTGAATCGGATAGGCCATTAGTCGTCCGAGTCATCTCCGCGAATATCGTCCACCACCGCCGCGAGCTTGGCGTGTGCGTTCCTGAGTGCGACTTCGGCGTCCACCACGGCTCCTACGGCCTCAGAGAGCGTCTGGTCGTCAAGCAGGTCACGATTCGTGGCGTCTTCCGCAATCGTAAGCAGCGTTCCGGTGAGATCAATCGCTCGTTGACGCTTGGTTGTGCTTGGCTGATCGATTACGACATCTTCAACAACCTGAATCGACGTAGAAATCGCCTTGAGGATAGCTCCTGCTGGTCCCCCAATAAGCGGCACGAACGGTACGAGTCCTTTAAGCACGCCCCCAATTTTTCGCCACGGCAGTCCCATATCTAGATCCTTTCAGCGTGTGGCCCCGGCGGAGAGATCGAACGCGGCCCCATGCTCTAAGAGAATTTTACCCCGTTTTCTGGCATTGTCGAGCGTGCGCGTCGGCCTCCACGGTTGCCCCGCATAGACATCGGGAATGGAATGCTCTCCCACCGCATTGGTGTGCCGCTCAAGTCGTCCAGCGGCTTGCCAGTTTGCCATTCGCATCGAGTTTTCAGACACAAACCCTGCGGCCCCGTCATAGGAATGATTGCCCCCGGTGACGCGATCCTCTGCTCGATTCTGACCGCCGGTCGGGGTGTCAAATCCCGTTTGAAGCAACGAAATCACATCCCCACCCACCCCGGCAAAATCATCCACGGGAATCTGCTCCAAGGCCCGTTCGTGACACGCAAGGGGAAGCTGTGGGGCACCGGCACGCATGGCTCGAAAGAAGTCGTTCCGCTTTTTCATGTCCGATCCGCCATACACATCACCTAATTCCCGCATCGGCACCGCAAAATTACAGAGGTCGCGCACCATCTCAGCCGTCGCTTTCAACCTGTCACAGGCTTTTGTGTGACTTGTGCCAAGCTGCTGATAGAAAAACTCCTGACTCATCAACCACGCAATCGGGGCTTTTCCGTGACGGTAAATCACGCGCTCGAAGACTTCACGCACCCGATCCTCGTTCTTGAGGGCATCAAATGTTGTTTCTTCCATTTCGGGGCGAATCCCGGTCGAGCAGCAGATAATGACATGGGTAGAATGGGTGGCAATTTCTTCCTGCCTGAGATAGCGATCAATCTTGTCGTTTCCCCACGTCATCATGCGCTGTGACGCCAGCCAGAACTCACGATTTCCAGGGTAGAGCCACGTTGCGGTCGCGGTATGCCAGTCATGCGACAGGCCATCCTGTATGTCTTGGGGCGGATCAATCTCGTCAACAGCGTATTCGTCCCGTAACCACGCTTCATAATCACCAAGTGTGGGGCATTTAATGGCTTCCCCATACCAGAGACTCGCGCCAAGTAGCCATCGGGCATGACCGAGTTCTGGATCGGTCGGCGCACGCCCCATGACGCCGCAAAATACCGTCGCAATATCGTCACTGGCATCACCACAGAGCGACTTCCATAAGCCCTGCCCGTGATGACCGGGACCATTCATATTGATGCCGGTGAATCGCTGATGGTCGTTGGGCACGGTTAGAGTTTGGCTTTGATGGCTGTGAGAACTTGATTTGTGACATCCTCACCCGCGACACCCGACAGGACTTCGACAATAGACACCGAGACAACATCAGTGGTCAGGAGTGTTTGTGCGGTCGCTGTCTGATCAGCCTCCTGTGCTGCATCAGCAGCAGCTTCGCTGACCGCCGCAATTTCTGCTGATGTGGGCTGCGCCCCATAACTGACATCGGGTGGAGTCCATGACGAAATATAGGGACCGTCCCCTTGACTGTCATCGGACAGGCCATAGACCTGTACTCCTGCGGCTGAGACATAGTGCGGATCACAATCCCGCCCGAGAATAACTGCGTCTACTCGATGCTTATAACTGTGCGACATTCCTTATCCCCACGTCAGACTGACAAGCTGCACTTCAATCCATGTATATTTCTGTGCCCCGAGGACCGTGGTATCAGACCCCCGATTGTGCTGGTATTTCATACTCACCGTATCGCCCGCTGACAGGCTCAGCATTTTCGTCACCGCCATGCTCGTGTTGCCGGGATTGGTCTTATCTTGATGCCGCGCCACTTCGGTCGCCCCGTCAAAGAGCATCGTGTAACTATTTGAATTATTGTTCCCATCGCCCTGCGCCATAGCTTGACACTGATAATAGCCTGCGCCACCAGTCGGGACGGTAAACACCCCCGTGCTGGTGTTGTAGGATGCGGCAAAATCCCAATTTTCCGTGTCACAGACGATGACTGTGTCAGACCCTGTGCCCACTGTCTGGTCTGAACTGAGATAGGCTTGCGCGTCAATGGAGATGTTGTAATCTTCTACCGCCCAATTCGATCCATCACACACGAGGCTAATGTAATCCCATTGACGATAGAGATACTGCCCCGCAATGCCGTTAATGGTTTCGGAGCTATTGCCGTCCACGAGGACCGCATTCGCATTTGAGGTGGTCTTGACCACTTTGATGCGCCGACCGCTATTCCCCGACGCCGCAAAGAGCGTGATGGTAAACGCACCCCCCGCAGGATCACAGAGAATCGTGGCATCTACGCCGGCATCACCCGTCGTGACCGTATAATTCGCAGTCTTGCTCAAAACTGTTGCTGCGGAATTAGTAGGCGCAGCCCACGCACTATCACCACGGAGGAATGTCGAGCTACTCGCCGTGCCGCTACCAAGTCGGGCGGTGGCAACCGTGCCAGAGGAGATATTTCCTGCGGCGAGAGAGGTGAGATTCGCCCCACTCAGGTCATCAATAATCGTGGAACTCAACGGGCCGTTAATCTTGCCGTCCGTCCCGATTAAGGACACATTGCCTGTGCCGATATTGAGTCCTCCACCGACATCCAGCGAACTCGACCCCGTGCCACTCACCGTGAGTCCGGTAAATTGAGGACTGTCTCCGGTTCCCACACCGATACTGGTGCGAAGCGTGGCTCCGCTTTCTGCCACCGGATCGCCCGATCCATCTCCGACAATCATCTGTCCGTCCGTGAGGACAGCCATCGCGGTAATAGCACTTGCCCCGCTGCCGAGAAGCACTCCGCCATCCGTGAGTGTGCTGACACCCGTACCGCCGTAGGCCACACCAATATCTGTGGCTTGCCACGTACCAGTGGCGACCGTGCCGAGAACAGTAATCGCTGTTGAACTGCCGACATCCAGCGTCGTGGGATCACCTGACGCATCTCCAATCAGAATTTCCCCATCTCCCAATACCGCTGTTGCCGTAATCGCAGCGGTCCCACTGCCAAGCAGGACTCCACCATCCGTGAGTGAGGTTGCGCCCGTGCCACCACTCCCAACAGCCAGGGTTCCGGTGACATTGCCAGCCGCCAGATAATAGCTGCCTTCCTGATCATCCAGCTTGTCGGCGTTTAGGTTGGCTACCTTCGTGGTCGAGGCAATTGTGAGAGGAGCCGTTCCGGTGGAGACATCAGCTTCTAAGGTTTGCGCCCGGATTTCATATGCACCAGCATCCCAATTAGCAGTCAGGGCTACGGTGCCGTTGGCCTTCACGAATCCCGTGGCTTCAATGCCGTCCAGTTTGTCGGCATCGAGATTCGCCACCACCGCTGCGCCTGAGACACAGGCAAACGGGGCATTCGTGCTGCGACTGAAGGTATGCAGCCCCGTGATGGTGTAGGCGTTCTCCTCTGTCAGCAGCGTATTATTTGATAAATCTGCGTCAGTGTTGGCAACTTGAATATCAGCCATTTACGCCTCAATGTACACCAACGCGCCGTCTACTGACTGTCCACCACTGAGTTCCATATTCAGCAGAGTCGCGTCGGAGGTTTCAAACCAGCCCACTGGATTGAATGGCAGCACAATGGTCTGACCCGCCGTCGGTCCCATCTGCCCTGTCAATGCCGTGCCCCCGGCTCCATCCTCGAACCGAATCGTCACCGCCGTGCCGGTCATCGTAAAGAACGCCGCCAAGACGCGGATTTTCTTGCCTGTGACCGCAGCGACCAGCGTATTGTCCCCACTGGAGGCCGCATCAATCTTGGCCCGTTTGATCAGTTGAGCGTCACGCCCATCCTGAAAATCTGCTTGAATAAACGCCATTCGGCACTCCTATTCTGTATGCGTGTATCGGTAATCGTATCCCGGCGCACGATCCCGATTAAATCGAGCCAATGTCTGAATGACTGGCCCAAAAATCTGGTTTCCTAAATCAATAACGGGTCCGGCCTCGTCATCTTTTCCTACACGTAACATTCTTACGGCAAACTGCGCGAGAGGCAACATCACAATGTCAGGATAGGCAAAGGTGCCACCCGCCGTGATGTCCGATGCGACCTTCATGCCGTAATACCTCACCGTATGGGTCGCATCTGGCAGCGGGTCCCAATAGATATGGCTCCCGTTCGTCCAGTAGCGTTTCGGACGCCCGGACGTAGACGACGAAAACTGTATCGTTGGATAGGTTGTGCCCGCGCTATAGTGATCGCCCACGGGGCCGACGCGATCCAGATCCCACGCCGGACGACTGGTATCAGGATCGATAAATTGCAGTCGATCCAGGCGAATCACCCCGGACGGAAATGCCGTGGATTCTGTGCTGGCTGATGTCGTAACGGTGCCGATACTTGAGGCCATGACGTTAGGTTGCAACGACATCATGGACTCAAAGTGATCCTGCGCGGCGTTTAAGGCACGCAGCCCAAGCGTGACACCTGTTTCACTTGACTGAAGCTGAAGCCCACGATCCATAAGCTCCATCGTGTCCAACAGCGATTGACCTGTCGCCATAAGGCTTAATCTCCCGCATGGTGATTCACAAATTTACTACCAGAGGACGGCCCGCGCATACTGACCTGAATCCTCGTATGATCCCACTGCGCCGACCCGACATCATCAACAAGCTGTTCGCGGGTCCGATCACGCGCCTCATGGTCACGACGAGATTCGTCTTCAATACGCGCCCAATACTGCTTTCCCGATCCCCATTTAAACCCACTCTGTTCATACACCGCCGCAAGTGCGCGGTCGTCAAGCGGAACATAGCGATTCTGTGAATCCTCAACCACAAACAGAAGCAGCCACCCCGGACACAACTGATGAGCAATCCGGGGACGGCGATACCACACCAACCATCGTTCTCGCGCCGGATGCCATGTCGCATCCAGATCCGCATGGATATCCTTGAGTTTTGTTCTAAACCGATCCGGGGCGTACGTCACGCCAAAACGATTGGGATGCCAGAACTGAAGCGTATGCTCCATTGGCAGTGCTGTCGTCTGTGCAATCGGAACGGAATAGGACTCATTGGACTCCTGTGCGGTGAGTGCCATTAGCCAAAGACCTTGACAGCAAACTCCTGCACACGATCATCCTTGCTGGCGCGGCAATGCTTTGCCATTCGCGCACGGGCCATGTTGTAGGACTGCCTGGATTCAGGCTTAAAGTTTGCGGTCCACCCGTCAATCGGGCACTGAAGAAGGCCTTTGTCGGTATCTTCAATCAGGCTGTCGGGAATCGCTTCGTCCGTCTTAATCCACGGAGCCTTAAATGAGTTCGGTTGAGCATCTCGCAGACGCAATGACAACGGTTGACGGTCGCCATTGTCATCAAAGTATGTCGTGACCTGTGTGGCATCAGACTCTACGCCACCGCGATGGGGACGCCCTTTGCCGTCCCATGTGTGCATCGTGGGAAAGCGTGGCGCACCACGTTCTGACATCTCTGTCCACTTCGCATGTTCATCGAGATAGCGCGTGATAATACCCGCCACCGCTTCTCTTCCCGCCCATTGAATGCCGCGATGTTTTTCGAGTTCATCAAGGTCATACACTTCGCCAAGCACTTCACGCACCGTCACAGGATTGACTCCCTCTGGAGTTTTTTCTTGTAACGCCGCAAGTGGCGACTCGCCCAGATGCTTCAGGAAAAACTGATTTTCTTCAATCGAATATCGAACGGGTTGAAAAGACTCCATGAGACTCCTTAATACGTTGTATTCGTTCGGACTGGACGCAGCACGATATGGACCGCCCCTTCATAGGCTGTGACCGTTCCGGTGTAATTCAACGCAAGTTGTTCCCCGCGATCAAGGAGGCGATTTGCCGCCGTTGACGTCAGGGTTGATTGAACAGGGGTATTGGCCGTGCTGTCCAACGCCAAGGTTGAACTCAGAGCCGTTGTCAAACTCGCTGGAGCCGTGCCTGATGCAGCGACACCAACGTCCAACGTGGTGCTGCTGGCTCCGGCGGTGCTGTGACATTCGCGCACGTCCATGATTTCGTAGTCCTGATCCGCGACAAAAATACCAGTATCCGCCGCTTCTCCGGCTGAAATGGTATAGACCACATGCACAGGGGCAAGTTTCGCTATCGCTTTAATTCCCATAATTTCTTCTTTCTGGCGAAGTGACAGGGGAGAGGCGTAACGCCCCTCCCCCCACCTACTCAGGTCTAGCTTTCCGCGATGTCTTCGATTTTCGCCCCGGCCGCTGGATTATCACTCAGCAGATTCCCCTGCCAGTACCATGCCACCTCAAAGGTGGCATTGGAGGTCTGACGGAAGAACGGCGTGCCGTCGAAGATTTCCGACACCGGACGGGGCACCGCATTCTCACCGTGACCGATGTAGAAATGCTTGGTATCCATTCCGATGATGGTGTTCGCCGCAAAATACGGCTCTGCGTGCCACGGGTTGCCACTGAAACGGTAGACCGTGCGACCATCGCCGCCGTCTTTCCCCTTCTGCTGCGCTCCGCCATCACGCCCCACACCCGATCCGCCATCAAACGCCTTCGGTGAACTCATGGCAAAGAACGTATCTTCGCGCAGGAGTTCGTGATACCGACGAATGATCGCAAGATTGGAAATGTAGGCATTCAAGGTGGCTCCGCCCTTTTCGCGTACGGAATCTTCAAGCTGCATCAGCAAATCTTCCGTCAGCGCCCGGTTGGTGCCACTGTTGTCCAACACGACCGATTCCCAGAACTCATTGCCCGCCGTACTGCGGTTAATGTTGCCGTAATTCCCAGAGGGAGGATTGGCATCATCAATGATTCCCAGAAGACCGTCAGTGTGGTAAATCGCCCCGGATTTCGTCGTATTCTCAATACAGAAGAAATCACCAGCGGCGGTGCCACTTGGGGCTGACCCACTAATGGTCACGGTGCGGTTGGTCGCATCAATCGCGGTGACCGTTCGGGACGCCGCCAAATCAGCATCGTTGTCAGAAGCGTCAATCAAGTCCACGGTCATCCCTAAATCAATACTTGGAAGGGCATTGACGGTAATTGTGGTCTGATTGTCGGCTGCTGGCATGACTGCTAACTTGCCAAGGCCATCCGAAATAAGGTCAGCGTTGATAAGTTTCAGGATACGCCGTCTGAAACCGGCTTCCATCATCTTCAGGGCGGTCTGGAACGCAAACTTCGAGTTCCGGGCATCCTGAATGAGTTTCCACGACATATTGTACAGTCCTGCAAACTCCTGAAGACTAAAGGAGGCTTCAGTCGTGTCGGGATTGATGTTGGACGGCAACGCACCGCCTTCTGCCAAACCACTCCACGCACCTGGATTCTTCACCATGATGGGCATGATGAATTGCCCTCGACCACCAACAGGCTTTTTCGCCTTCTGGAACATATTCCAGCAGACCACCTCTTGGTTGACGAGGTACTGCACCTGATCCACCCCGTAGGTGTATTTCAGGGCTTCAATGACATCAGTTGTGCTCGCCATACGCGATTACTCCTTCTGACAGGAGCGACCCTATTCCGGTTGACCGGGACTCAGCATCGGCCACAATTCATTCGCCCGTTCTTCTGGGGTTTTGTAGCCATCTGTTTTGCCGCTGGTCGGAGATACCTGACCGCCCTTGGACGGAAAGGGTGACTCCTTCGCAACCTTGGCTGCTGCCCGATCTGCATCCCGCACCGCTTTTTGTATCCCTTCCCACCGCTTTCGCAGCATCTCAGGATATTCAGTGTCCAGCGTGTCGCCTTCATGCGAGTAATACACATCTCGCATGAGTTCATTCACGACATCACTGTCGGGAAGTCCCTGTTCCTCGCGGATTTTCAGAAACCGTGTATCGAGGTCTTTTTCCGCTTGCTTGCCTTGACTGGCTCCCACATTGTCTCGCAACTCCTTGTAATCCTTATAGAGTTTGGCAAGAGCCTGATCGCGCTGTTGGAGGGCTTGGTTGAGTGGATTGATCCCCTCGTTGACCATGCGTTCCATGAGTTGCGCGGCGGTGTTTCCATCCAGATAGGGCATCTGTCGAAGCTGGTCCAGCATGTTGCTTTGACTCTGCTGTCCCTGCTGCTGCGACTGTGCCTGATTCTGGGCGGCCTGACGCGCATATTGCTGTTGCTGCATCTGCTGGGCGTACTGCTGCAACTGCTGGGTCTGCTTGGTTCGTTCGGATTCCCACTGTTTCCGTTCCTCGGCAAGTGCTTGTGTTTTCCTCGTATATTCGGCCTGGGCATCAGCGGGCCAGGAACCGGATGATGAGGACTCGCCTCCTGTCTCAGTATTATCTGGTGCCGCGTCGGAGTCTGTTGATTCCGGTGCGACGGTTACGTCTTCTTCTGCCATAACTCTCCTTCGTCGAGTGGTCTACGAGTCCACTATCGGTTGCTCATCTGCCGATGAGTCCCATACTGGGTATTCGTGTCCCGTGTTCGCATCAGCAAACGTCGGGCAGTTCTTTGGAGTATAAGAATCCAGCGGTCAGAGGTCAAGTCTTGCGACGGCGGGCTTTTGAGTAGGCAATCGCCATTGCCTGTTTCTTTCCACCCTTAAACCGATCCGGGTGATCGGTGTGTTCTTTGAGCATCTCCGCCATTGACGCGGTGAGTCGCGCTTTCGGTGGTGGTTTTCGCTGTACGGTAGTCATGGTTGTTGTTGTTCCGCCATTGCCTGTGCCAGTGCTTGCGGAGCCTGTGGCGCAATCTGCTGACTGGCTTTCATCTGATCCATCGCCATATCAATGGCTTCAGCCGCCGCTTTTGCTGCGGCCTGTTGTGCCGCCTGTGCCACGGCTCCCTGCACCTGCTGCTGTTGCATCCCATCCTGCCGTCGATCTGAGGCTTCAACGAGGAACTGTCGGCATTTATTCCAGAACTGGACGAATCCCTGTTGAATTTCCGGGCTGGCTGAGAGCCATTCCGTGGTCGCCATTTCCGCTTCTAGTTCATCCATGATGACGCGCAGGTTCCAGAACGGCATCGGAATATGGTCAGGAAGCTGTTGTCCCTGCCAGAGTCGTTCCACCAGCGACATGCCGAGCTTGCGATACTTAGATTCTGCCGCTTCGCGCCCAATGTCGCCCATACTCAGGTCTGATGCAATTTTTTCCTTGTCAATTCGTCCCGTGCGCTCGTCAATGTACAAGACACTGAGTGGCGACTGGAGATGTTCCCGAATGCGGGCTTCTCGCAAGGCACGCAGTTCAGGAATGAGGCTCCCTCGCTCAACCGTGATCGAGTAATCTGTGCCGGATTTGAGGATTTCAGAGGTCTGAAAGATAAACACTTCGTCTTTCATGCTGTTATCGGTGTAATGGAGCGTCCGAAACGACGGATAATACTCCTTGACCCGATTGATCCGCATTTCCTTGACTTTTGCCATCCTCTGCCCCAAATGCTGGTAGAGATTCCCCCATTGGGTGTCAATGATCTCTTGCAGCATCGGCACGGCCATTGGTCCCCGCATTTGACCGGGAAACTTGCTTTCCGAGAATAAATCCACGCCCCCCGCGATTTCCCGCATCAGCTTGATCGTGAGTTCCACGGACTGCATAAACCACGCCGGAAGCTGCGGGGGGTCGCGGCGTTGCACCATCTTGACGCCACTATCGGTGAGGCCACCTTCGATGGGCGCGGGGTAGTCCGAGGGAATGTCTTCGCGCTTGAGCGTCGGTCCAAGCAGTTCGTCGGCGTAAATCGACGCATTCGCCTGTTCGCCCAATTGCGAGAGGCGTTTATTGAGAAACCGCTGTGGGGCAATCAGGTCGCTGACGTAATCATTGTTCCAGAAGCTCGATGTGGTCGGACTCCAGTGAAAATCGACCAATGGGATAGATTCATAGGGATTATCGCCGTCATGGAGGATTTGTTCGCCCGGAATAAAGGAACTGTACTTCCCACGCGGGTGTTTGTCCGAGATCGGCTGAAAGCGTTCCACCACGACCGCCATATCGGGATCATTTTGCGTGCGACTGCCTTGAATCCGTGGAATCAGGTCTTGAAGATGCACCGAGCCGGTCGGATCGCCAAATTGCTTGATATCGGTGCTGAGAATCCGCACATCTGACGCATCCTTGATATTCTGGATTGACTCCTTGCTGACATCATAATTCGCCTCAATCCACCCCAATGTGCG